GACTGTGATAGATTCAAATCTTCCTAGTACTTCTTCGCCTGTTAGTAGCTTAATGCTTACAATATCGCCTTGATCTAGTGGTTTTTGAATTAACATGTGTTTGCCTTTGTATATGTTTATTTAATGTTTTTTGTAGTGTTTACAAGAGTAAAATGATGTGTTTTAATGCGCTTTACCTTGTTTTCAGCACACTTTATCGTTTGACGCTAAAATTATAGCATTTTAGCATCATTTTTGCTGTTTAAATTAAATACTAGTACGGACAGAATATGTTCAGTCTAACAAATAATGTTTTTTGCGTCCCTCTTAGTATACGCTATATAGTAGCCCAGAGCTGCAACTGACTGTCCCAATTAAAAGAGTAAATGGTAGGCGCCTACCAAATACTTTTATAATTACAATATGATTGTTTCTTCTTGTATATCGATTGGTATATTAACTGTGCCTGCGATTTGCTTCATTGCATCGACTCTCGATTTTGTGTCTCTACTGCTATGTAAATGAATTATATTAGCATCCGTAAATTTACACCCATTCCACTCTTCTGCAAAAGGTATATTTAAGTTAAAGATCTGAAAGGCCATCTTTGGATCATGTACCTCAGATATATCCAACCCTTGACTCCACAACTGATAGTTGTGAATCAACTGTCCCCAACTCCAATCGTTTTCCTTGTGTGTAAACCACTTGTCCATAAGTCTTTCGCCTAAGTCCCAAACTTGTGGATCCATCTCTGCCGGATAGTATCTAACATCATCGTTGAAATAATGCTGTGCTTCTTCATGTGTTTTTGGATCAGTATAATTAAACATCATCATGTCATTATACTTACCAAACACTTCTGTTGGTTTGAGGAACATAGTATCTGCTCCCATACACAAGATGTTGCAGGGCTCTTTGTGCCATAGTTCCTTAATCATGTACCAATGTGCTATTTGATATGCTCTAGAATCAAGTACTGGTGCAGTAAATTTAATTTCTTCCCACTCGCCTTGTAGATAAGTTTTAGCACTGCTTCTACTGATAGAATACATGTTTTCATAGTCTAAGAGGTCACGTTCAGCCTTTGGATTGTCTCCAGTGCCTTTCCAATAACCCCAGTGCTTTATAATTGGGCGCACAGCGCCAATAAGATAATTTTTCATAGTTTCACCAAATAAAGTTTTCTTTGTAATATTTTACAATTTTTACAAGTTCTGCATCAAAGTCAGCTTTCGCTTGCCAACCTAATGATTTAATTTTAGAATCGTCAATTGCATATCTAACATCTTGCCCTGGACGTTCATATGTTGTGTCTAAATATTGTTCTTCGTCGCCTGGTAGTCCTAGAAGATTAATAATCTTTCTTGCAACTACAATATTTTGTTCTTCGAATGTACCTGAAATATTATAAATTTCATTAACAATACCTTTTTCAATAATTGTTATTACTGCTGAAGCTGTATCGCTTGCATGTAACCACGTTCTACGCGGTGTGCCTTTATTATGTAGCAACACCTTTTTTCCTAAAGTCAGATACTTGATAGCGTGAGGAATAAATTTTTCTGTGTATTGCCCAATTCCGTAATTGTTTGTTGGTCTAACAATCACGTACGGTAAATTATATGTTCTTGCCCAAGCAATAACCAACATGTCAGCTGCCGCTTTTGTTGCGCTGTAAGGATTGCTAGGTTTTAACAAATCAGTTTCTTTATGGAAGCCTTGATCTAAATCGCCGTACACTTCATCTGTGCTAAAATGTAGTAGTACAGGTGTCTTTTTTCTACCGCTAATCTTCGTTCTAATAAGTTCTAAGATATTATGTACACCACTGATGTTACTGTCTACAAATTCAGTACTGCTAACAATACTATTATCTACATGAGTTTCTGCGGCTGTGTTAATAAAATAATCACAGTCATATATCATTGTCAATTCGTTGATATCTTTGTTTTCAAATTTAAAATTCTTGTACGTTGATAAATCATCAAGTAGATTCCAATTGGCAGCATAGGTACCTTTGTCAACCCCGCAGACATACCAGCCTTTTTCTAAGCAAGATTTAGCAACATGGTAGCCAATAAATCCTAAACATCCTGTAACATATACAGTTTTATACATAAAGCCATTCCTGATTGTTTAAATACCAATTAACAGTTTGTTCAAGCCTCTGTTGATAAGACATCGGTTCCACCCATCCCGAATCATAAAACTTCTGCGGATCTACGGAGAAACATAAATCGTGTCCGGGTCTGTCAACTGGTATAAAGTTATAATTTAGTTTTTTACCCATTATGTCGGCTATGTTATTGGCGAATTCAAAGTTGTCAATAAACTTGTTGCCTGCGCTATTCCACTTTTCACACAATCCTACTTGTGTTCTAATTGCAAAGTCTGTGTGGCTAGCAACATCACCTGCATAGAACCAACGTCTTCCGCCTATTTGATTTTCTTTGCCCACATGAATATCTAACGATTCGTTATTAAGTAATTTTTTAATAATGATAGTAGGCAATCTATTTGGCTGACACATTGGACCAAATGTATTGTTAATGTGTATAATGCTTACGGGTAGTTTATAAGTATGTGAATAGCTTACACAAAGCTCTTCACCTGATGCCTTAGAGGCTGCATAAGGACTGTTAGAACGATAAGCATCATTCTCACCACTATCACTGCCAATCGGTATCGGTCCAAACACTTCGCCTGAGCTATAGTAAACAAACTTTTTAAGATTAATTTGTCTAGCTAGCTCTAATAGATTTAACGTTCCTATTACATTATCTAAAACAGATTCAACTGGTGCAGTAATGCTATCAGCCGCACTGGGATTTGCGCCAGCATGAAGAATAATATCTATGTCTTTGAATGTATCTAGGTCGTACGTATCTCTGATGTTGTGTTCTACAATTTTAATCTTATCAGAAAATTCAGCTATTCTTTTTAAATTCTTTGTTCCAGGTCTAACCAAACAGATAACGTTGTTGTCTTGGCAAAATTGCTCAACAAGGTAACGACCTATGAATCCTGTTGCGCCTGTAATTAATATGTTATTCATTCTACTACTTTGTAAACTAAATCTGTAGCATGTGTTGCTACGTGTTTGTAGTTCCATTGAGCTAAGAATTCTTCTATCATGCTAAACGTTACACCATATCGTTGAGCCCAAGGCTCAAACCATTCTACAGAAATAACAGGCTTAAACTTATTAATTGTTTCTGCCGCCCCTAGCAAACCAAAGTATTCGTAACCTTCAGTGTCTAGTTGTATTAGGTCACAACGATCAAGTTCTAAATCATCAATTCTAAAAGTTGGTATATTACCTACACCTTCAACATGAGTAGCACCTACATCGTGTCCATGATGATTAAGCGCAATAAATTTATGTTGATCACCTACACAAGCATTAAATTTCATAACGTTTGAGTAGTCACAGTTTAATGATAACGCTAAAAAGTTTAAGGGTTCAGGCTCAAATGTATAAACTCTTTCAAATGCTTCTGCATAATCACGAATATAAAAGCCTGCATTGCCGCCTGCTTGAACAACTACTTTTCTTTCTGGCACATGAGTACAAAGATCTTTAACAACATTGTTGTATTGATGCATGTAACTCCAGCATCCGTGATCTCCAGCAGGCCACCACCATTCGCCACGTTTTTCTAATTTGTCGATAAGTTTATCCACAATTAAGTCCTTTTAATATTCAGATAGCAAGGTTCATTACTGTAGATAAACTCGTGCCAGATACTTCTTAATTCCTCTTCGCTGTTAGGTTTGTAAATTTTAATATTAGGAAACGCCTTTAAAGCATCTTCATCATCTACAGCCCAATGGCTAAATCCTAAATGCCCATAATCTTTATCTCGTCCGGTGCCTACAAGTTTTACTGGTGCGCCTTCATGATTGAGATAGTTTCTTAACCATTCATACGGTCTAAAAATTACAAATGGTGTAATGCTATAGCAAATAGGAATTTTATTGTTATGTGTAAGACCTACAGCGGCGCCTAACATAAGCTGTTCAGCGGCACCAACATTAAATGTTCTGTCAGGTGCTACTTCTCTGCTTTTGTTTAGTACACCAAAGCCTAAATCACCTGTTAGGAGGTAAACATTATTATCATTGGCTAATGTTTCAGCCATCAATTGTCCAAAAAGATTTCTCATAGTTTATCTAAATCCTCAGGCTTTAAAATATAATAATGTGTTAGTACACCTTCTGCGAAAGACCACTTTGGTGGCTCTGTGTTACGAATGTTAATACGTGGCAAGAAAGCCCGTAATCTATTGTTGATATAATCTCTGTCAATCATATCGTAGGCAATCATTCCGTTTACATTGACGTATACTTCTAAATTATCTAACTTTGCTTCGTATATAAAACGTAGTGCTTCCCAAATAGATCCTTCGCCGCACTCGCCGTCACTGATAAGACAATGTACTTTACGTTCTCTATTAGCTAAAGCATAGCCTGTTGCTACAGTAAGGCCCATTCCAAGACTGCCGGTAGAACAATATATACCGTCAGAAAGGTTGCGATGAGGATGAACTCCATGCTTGTGAAAAAGTTCTTCAGCGTTTCTATTTTCATATTTTTCCAATACAACATACAATGCAAGAGCGGCATGTCCAGAGCTTAGAATAAAAGGCTCGTCTGGTTGCTTGGCTGCGTAAATCTCATCGATTATATTAACAGCATTAAGAGTAGAACTAAGATGTCCTATCTTTTCTTTAAAGCTGATATCTACGATTCGTTGTTCTAATTGATTCACTTAAACAACCCCATAAACTCATCAACCTTCTCACCAATGTAGTTAATTTGTTCTTCTGTAATCACAGGGCTTGTGCCGTGGAAGAAAGTATTTGTTAGAGAGAATGTTGCATTTGGAAAATTATTCTTAGCTTCCATTGGATCCATCAAGTGACTGTAAGCAGGTTGTAACATAATGTTGCCTGCAAAATATGGTCGTGTTTGAATCAAGTTATCTTCTAAGTGTTCAACTAACTGTGTTCTGCTAAAAGGAGCAGACTTTCTAATTGTTAGTGGGAAGGCAAACCAGCTTGGATTGCTGTGTTCTCTTGCTCGAGGTAGATGGAAAAATTCTTCATACTTTTCGTAAACCTTAAACAACAGATTATAATTTTCTCTACGTCTAGCATGGATCTCATCTAGCTTTTCTAACTGTTTTAGACCCATAGCACTTTGCATTTCAATAGGCTTTAGGTTGTAGCCAATTTCATCATACACATACTTGTGGTCAAAGATTTCATCGGGCATTGTAGGAATCCAATTATTAAATCGTTTGCCGCATGTGCCACGCTTCATCTTATTTGCTTGAGGACCAACACAGTAACATCCACGACCCCATTCACGGAAACTACGTAGAATAACTTCTTGTTCTTTTGTATTAGAAGCTACAAAGCCGCCTTCACCCATTGTCATGTGGTGTGCCGGATAAAAACTACAGCTTGCCATCTCACCAAAACTGCCAAGAGGCTTATCCTTGTATGTACTGCCTAGTGCATCACAGCAATCTTCTAGCAATACAAGATTGTACTTGTTAACTAATTCCATTAGCTGATCCATGTTAGGTGGATTACCTAGCACGTGAGCAAATGTAATAACTTTAATGTCAGGATCACTAGCAAGTACACGCTCGCAATGATCTAAATCGATGTTTAGTGTTTCAAGTTCGATGTCAACAAACACAGGAGTAAACCCTACTTGTAGTGTAGGATTTAGAGTAGTAGGGAAACCTGCAATAGGCATCAATACCTTAGTGCCTTTAGGAAAATTATAACCTCGCTTACTAGTAAGCGAAGACATCATTAGCAGGTTACTGCTACTACCGCTGTTGGTTAGAATACCAAATTCTTTGCCGAACTGTCTTGGAAACTTTCGTTCAAACAATAAACTCTTATTTCCCATCACCAGCCAACCGTCAAGTAACGTTTCTGCGGCTGCAACTATTTCTTCAGCATCAAAAAACGGGCCTGCATAATTTACAAAATCTTTTCCTGGTTGCCAGGTCTTGTCTGCATTACGTTGTTCGATATAGGTACGAATTTGTGCAAGTATTTCTTGTTTCATGTTTTTCCTGTAGTCTGTGTGTTTCGTGATATTTACAACTTAGAACAAATCTCTAATCGTAATACTGGCGTCATTTCCAATGTAGTAAGAACATGGCCATGTCTGCACGGTTACGAAATTTAAAAGTATCAAAGCTGGTACGCCTACCAATGCCTGTTTCATTGACCCATTTAGCAATAGGAAACATATCAGCGTCGCTGATGCCTGCCATCACACCTACGGCTGGGAAAATTTCTGTTCTAGCAGTTAGAGATAGAGGCAAGTTTTCAGTCCAAATAATTTTTTTCATCCCCACCTCAATACAAACATTGCCAGATCTTCCTTACATTCAAATGTAAGTACCATGCCTTCGTGTTTATAGCGGGTACTAATACCAGTTTCGTCTAACCAAGAATCAATTTCTTCTACGTTATCGATCCACCAACTGGCACTTTTAATAATAGCATAAAAACCAATGCCTTCCATATCCCCAATAAGAAAATGCCCAGCATTATCTCCTAACGTAACTACACCCATCCGATCAGTGACCTTAACTTTCTTGCTTTTCATTAACAAAATAATACGGTTGTTGTTTAATATAATCAATTAATTCGTAATCTTTTTTTCTAAAACTATTAACAAACCAGTCAATGTTATCTGTAGAAAAATTATAACTTTGTTCAATATCGAATTGTGACCTCGATCTCATTAAAAATGGATCGTCGGGCATATCGACATTAAACATCGTTCGCATAAAGTAATTTAAAGATTTGATGTCTATTGCGGCTGCAACTTTAGTTTCCATTTTTTTGTAATCTTCTAAGTCACCTAACCACCAAGATATAGATTGGGTCACTAAACCCAAAGGCACATGATTCTTAAAATTAGGACCGCTATTAAATGAATATAGTTTTGTTACGATATCAGAGTCTGCTTTTAATAAAGAGCATAAATCATTTGGTGTGTTGCACTTAGTTAATAAGTCTTTACTCCATAGAGGTTGAGACTTTTGAAATCTGATATACTCTTTGTTAGACTGCTCCTGCAAATCAGGATATTTTTCTATAAAAAGTTTGTGACGTAAATCTAAGGTTTTTATTTCCCAAAATCCGCTACAGAATCTTTCCCAAGGATCTCTAACACAATATATAACTTTAGTCTTGGATGTAAAAAGTGTTACACTGTGAGAAGGGTTAACATTGAAAATCTTAAAACCGCTTGAATCTAAATTCAATAGGGCGGTGCCGCCGGTTTTTGGAATATGCAAATATGTGCTATCTTTTATATTGTTAAAGAGATTAGATTGCATGTTCATAAAGACGTTGTGATGCTAAGTTCTTAGCCTTGCTCTCGCACATAATGTCAGCCCAATCTAAATGAGTTAGGGCCCAGTCATTAACTGCGCTATTCCAGTAGTAATCGCTGTGTGCGCGAAGTTTTGCTTTCTTGTAACCCTGCTCTAGCAGTGTGTTAAGATCGGGTCTAGTGTCCCTACAGTGGTCAGGGAGCAGGTCTTCTCTGCTAACTGAGTAATGAATAACAGGACGCACGCCGCGCCAACTATCAATAACCCTTTTAATGCGATCGTCATTAGCTTCAATGTATTCTCCATTTCTAATCCAGTGGTGGTGAATGTCCAACACCAACGCACAGTGGTCTACTAGTTCTAGGCTCGAATTGAGACCCCAGGACATTTCGTCGTTTTCGATTGTGAGGGTGTTTCTTGCTTCGGTGCTGAGTCTTGGGATAACTCGCTTGATACCTTCGGGGCCTTGACGACCTGCGATGTGGACGTTAATTTTAAAGTCCTGAAACGATTTACCATACCCCATCCATCTCGCCATATCTGCATGATATTCAAACTCCTCTACGCTACGGTCAACAATGTCTGGTGTATCGCTTGCAAGTACACAAAATTGTCCGGGGTGGAAACTAAGTCTGACGTCGGTCCGGCGAGCCAGTTCACCAATCGACTCAAAACGAGGTACCATAGCATTAATGACATCTCTACGATGCCAAAAATAAGACCAAGTAGGCTCAGTATAAACGGGAAGCAGATCACTGCTAAGACGAACCATCCTGCGATTTTCAGGTAACGTACCAACATACTCAACTAATCTCCTCGCTGATTCAGTATTATGAAGCATAATTTCCCAGAGTCGTTCTTCTGCAACGTCTCTAGTTTGCCTATTCAACCAAGCAACAGTAGTTGCTCTTGTGTTTAAAGGGCGTTCAATCTCTTCTAAAACTTTTTTAGTTTGAGAACGATCTTCATGCATATATTTACACGCAAAGCCCATTCTCTTAATATCGGTATTGAACATCATGTACCTTTCAATAGTTCTGCGGCTTTTCGAGCCGAGTCATTAACATCCTGCTTTACAAACATATTAACATCTAAAGCAGGTTTAGTCAAACATGCACTAAGATGTAACACAGTGCCTATAAGTTCTTGCACTGATTCGGCCGACAAATCCAACGCTTCGGGGTCTATGGCTACAGGATTTCCTGCTTTGTCCAAAAACACTCGGCGTATCTGTAGTATATTTTCGGAAAAAACTACCACTCTAAATTCATAATTCATAATCACAGTATAACATTTTACTTGTGAAAGTCAAGCTGTTTTTGATAAATATGTTTATATAAATTTGGAGATTAACCGTGGTAGCACCTGTCAATAAAATCAAAAAGTATAATCTAGCTGGTTTGAGTGCGAACGTAGAGCTTGGTAAGCAAGGTTCATATATTGCTGGAAACGCTACAGCAATCGGCTTTTACACCAGCGCCGGGGCATTACAAAAGATTGCTATTGCAAATGCAACTGCAAGCAATCATGCTATTACAAAAGCACAATTAGATGCTGTTGCCGGTGATTTAATACAACATATTACTGTTGATGTTGATTACGACTCAGGTACAGCTAACCTAGCCAGTATTGCATCGGGCAGTAGAATACTCAGCGTAACTGTAGATATTCCAGGCGCTTGGGGAGGCACAG